CGATTAATATTTATTTCGAACACAAAGACGATTTTGAATGGGTAGAAATCAACAATGAGAACTGCCCTACTCTTGAGAAATATGGATGCAAGCCCTTTAAGATCATGAAGAAGAAAATGCGTAATAAGGATGGTAAGGTCTGGAACAATATTAACTTTTATGAAGCTAAAGAAGAAGCTGAGAAGCTAGGATATAGACTACCAGATATCAGAGAGATGCTGGCCTTACTAGAGCATTATAAATTGGTAAATCAAAATATTAGCCACAAAGATAAGGATTTTCTAGGCATTGAGGAGTTATCGTATGGCGAAGATGTGTGTTTTGAATGGATAGAAGGGGCTGGATGTGCTTTCCTTCGCAGAACCTCTTGGGTTTATACGTCTTACGCAGGCGACTTCATACTAGATTTGGATGCTGCTCCGACGAATCGGCACCACAACGTTGGCTTTCGCTGCACCAGTGATCTACCGTAGCAATCTAGTAATCTATGTATTTATCTAAGAATCTATGCAAACCTATGAATAAACCACAATTATCAGAGCCACTGCTAACAATCAACCAATTTGACGATACGGTATCAGGAAAAAGTTTCAGAGAGTGGTGCAAATGGAATGATCTTAGCCATGCTCAAGCCCTCCAAGACCAGCGAGAGGGGTATATAGCGGAGGTGGAGGAGTTGATTGAGGACGAGTTAACACCGCATGAGTTTGTTTCTGACGATCCCACGATAGAGCGAATTGTTCAGGATGAAAAATTAAAACACCTAAAGCAACTCAAAACAAAACTAGCATCACTGAAAGGGAACAGGAATGAAAGAACTTAAGTTTAGAGCCTACGGCAAACACACGGGAATGTTTGAGGTAAATGAAATTGATTTTGAAAATGAATCTGTGAATGAGGTAACTTGGTGTGTTCTTATGCAATTCACTGGTCTTAAAGACAAAAACGGTGTAGAGATTTATGAGGGGGATCTTGTGAGAATTGAAGTATCCACAGATGAAAATGACCCCTTGATAACACATGGAATATTCACAGTTTATTTTTATGCAGGTTCTTTCAGAATTGATACTAATGAGGATGGTGGCTACCCGCTAAGTGATTATTTGCATCAGGATTGTGAAGTAATCGGCAACATCTATGAGAACCCAGAACTCTTGAAAGGAACAGAATGACTAATCAAGATAAAATCATACTCGACCTCTGCGGTGGTACTGGTTCTTGGAGCAAACCATACTCAGATGCTGGCTACGATGTGAGACTTGTGACAATTCCCGATAATGATGTTCGAACATATGTACCACCTAAAAATGTTTATGGAATTCTAGCAGCTCCACCTTGCACTATGTTTAGTGATGCTCGGACTAATGCTAAAACCCCAAGAGATTTAGAAGGAGGGTGGGAAGTAGTTGAGGCTTGTCTAAAAATCATTCGCCATTTTCAGTTTAGAACAGATAGCGACCAGCAAAAGTATTCCCCTCTGAAGTTCTGGGCATTGGAAAACCCTTGGTATGGCAGGCTTAAATGGTTTATAGGACATCCGACATTTACTTTTTCACCCTGGGAATTTGGAGATGCTTACAAAAAAAAGACGGCTATTTGGGGATATTTTCATAATCCAGTAAAAACTTGCAGTAATATTAAAGAAGTTCTTACTAAAGAACAGATTGAATTACATAAGACTAATTCACAGAAGCTTCCTAGTCTAGCAAGATCAATGCCCAAGTTCGACATGATTAAGTTTAAAGACATTCACCCAGAGTCATTCGGGAAACTAGATCGCCAGGCTCTCCGGTCCATTACTCCGCAAGGATTTGCACAAGCATTTTATAAGGCTAATCAGTAAGGAACAGAATGAAAATAATTAAGTTTAGAGTTTGGGATAAAAAAGAAAAACAGATGAATTTCACTGATAAACAGATGTTAAGGCAGGGTAGAGCGGTTCAATTTAATTTTATGATTCCCTGGAGAGAAAACATATTTTCTGATGAGTGGGAACTCATGCAATTCACTGGTCTTAAAGACATAAATGGTGTAGAGATTTATGAAGGAGATATTGTCTTGCATCACGATCATCCCCAACCTCTGCCAAGAGTGGCTATTGAGTGGAATGATAAAACCGCAAGATTTGAACCACGGATCGGTTTAATGTCTGAGGCTGGAGAGTGGCTGGAGGTTATCGGCAACGTATATGAGAACCCAGAACTCTTGAAAGGAACAGAATGACTGAAAAACAAACACCCGTTGAACTCTTAAAAGAAATTGAGAAAGTAGACAAAAAAGAAAGGGCGGCAATTATGCAAGCGCAGATGACAGTACTACCTCAAGCATTTATTGAGGCAATGGCTAGTAAAGGAAAGGAAAAGAAATAACCATGCAAACTAAAAAGAATCTAGGCAAATCTATACAAAAAAAACAGAAAGCTAAACTAAATAAAGAAAAGATTGAGTTTGCGAGAGGTGTGCAGTCAGATATGAAAAGAATCTATAGCTACAGATGTCGAGAAGAAATGCCAAAAGAAACATTTATTCAGAAGCTATTGAGGTGGTTCAGATGACATACTTTAAGACTTGGCAGACTAAGGGAGATAATAAATATCGAGCTGTAAAGAAAACAGTCAATGGTATTATCTATCATTCCCAGAAGGAAGCCAATAAGTCTGTAGAGCTAGATTATCTTGTTAAGGCTAAAGAGATTAAGAGCTGGACCCGTCAGGTCAAGGAAGAACTTAGGGGAGAAAACGGAACGCTTATTTGTAAAGTATACCCAGACTTTCTAATCACCCATAATGACGGCACACTAGAGTATTTGGAGATTAAGAGCAAGGTGACAGCAACTCCTATCTGGAAGATAAAATGGGGGCTACTCCAAGACAAGCTACAGGACAAAATGAAAACAGGTGAAGTAAAAATGACAGTGGAGTATTGAGATGATAAATAGACGAGAACTGCTAAAGTTACCAATTGGGCTACTAAGGAAACAACGGCCAGTTAGTCCAGGGGAATTAGAAGCAGCAATTCTAAACTCAAGTGAGGCTTCATTCTTAAGAGATCAAGCATTATTGGTTTATATAGATCCAGCAATGAGAATCACATATTACGGAGCTATTTTCAGGGAACTGGAAGAAAGTGAGGGCAAATGAATCTCAATAAAATAACATTCTGCAATAACTGTAACTGCATGAGCCATAATCTGGTCAATGATGTATGTGGTAAATGTAAAGAAAATAAAACACCAACACTAAGTAAGGAAGCTGAGAAGCTGTTTGATGACACATTTCATATTGATAGAGTTGGATGGCGTGGTAGAGGTAATGATTGTCATGTTGCCGAGATATTCCCCTATGATGATGAGGGTAGGCAGGTAGTACCAGATGTAGCAGACCTCAAACAGGTAATCTCTCAAATAGAACAATCAGCCATCCTTGCTGAGAGAAAAGCAATTTACAAAATGGTTATGGAAAACGGCAGTGCTAATAGAGCATCTATACTTCACAAACTGGCGAGAATTATTCAAGGAGAAGAAAAACTATGAGGCAAGATTCAATAAGCAACGACTCACATTATTGCGAAGAACCAATAATTTGTCCATATTGTTGTCACAATTATGAGACTAGGTGGTACTTATCTTTCGGTAGACATCACTTTAGGTTTCACTTGGGAAAGGTTTTTGGAAGGTGGACTTTTAATGTTGGTCTAAAGTTTGTTGATTTCGGGCTTGCTTGGGATGAAAAGCGTGAAACCATCACAGAAAGTACAGAATGAAAACTAAATACTACACAGAGGGAGATACCCAAGAACAACTTTGCATAAACTTCCTAAAACAAATAGATCCCATCTTAAATGAGATTATGCCAATGGATGTGACTTACGATGAGGAGAGAGAGGTATACGCAAACAGGATTTATTGTCTTAGGAAACTATCAAAACAGGTAGCCGCTGATATCAAGGCATTACTTTACGACAGACTAGAACTAGAGAAAGAGTATTCTAAAGATGAATAAACATGCTATAATCAGGATACGACCTGAGCAAGTATTACTTGAGAGGTCGTTTTGTGTTTAAGACAGAAAAAAAGAGAACTCTAAGGCAGAACAATTCTCTCCATTTATATTTTAATCATCTTTCCAAGGCTCTCAATGACGCTGGACTAGATGTACAAACAACCCTAAAACATAATATTTCGGTACCCTGGAGCGATAAGACTGTAAAAGAACTAATCTACAAGCCAATTCTAAAGGCTCAGCTCGGAAAAGACAGCACTACACAAATGACCACCAAGGAAATTGATTTAGTATTCGACACGATAACAAGATTCACTAGCGAGAAGTTGGGTCTGCAAGTAGATTTTCCAAGTATTGAAACACTTATGTGGAAAGAAAGGTTGAAAGTATGAAATATATTCTACCGATAACACTGGGGGTAGCACTAGGATTAGGATTCTTATTCTTAATTGTAGCTAAGATATCACTAGACCAAGAGAAACTACCCTGTAGCTCTAATGTAGATATTAGATGTGTAAATTATAGGGAGTAGATATGACAGAAGTTTGTGAATATTGTGGAGCAGCTTTAATAGCTCACAGAGGAAAAAAAGTTTATGAGGATGGTAAATACAAGTTTACCAATCCAGATCAAGTAGTAAAGTACCACGCGGCTTGCAGAAAAGAAGGCAGATTAGTGGCACATAAAGAAAGGAAATCATAGAAAAATATTTCAGAGAAGGGAAGGATCTACCAACCCTCCAGGAGATTGAAGACGATCTACTTAAAAAACAAAGAGAGAAGATAAATCTTAATAAAACCTATCGCTGGAAATAACTTGGTAACTATGAAACAACACATAACCGTTGAACAACTAGACTCACTTACTATCAAACAGAAGCATGAGCTTGAGCGTTTTTTCAATCCAGAGCTTGATGATGATTATATGTGGGGACTTAATTCTTTAGAGGTAACTATTGGAAAAATGATAGAGTTTTTGACAATGAAGGGTCAAAACTTTTGGATTAACTACGATAGAAACCCCGACCTGTTTACTTTGACTAAAGGCAAAAAGCCATATCCCGATGACCCAAACCTTGAACATTTAACGCCTGAACTTTGCGATGCACTCTGGGAATCTGTAAAAGAAGTATTGGAGAAAGAATGAAAGCTAAGTTTTATTTCACTATCACTCTAAAAGGCAATGATGAAACTCTACCAACGCCACCTATAACACTAGAGGCAATAGAACCAAAAGCATTTACAGTAACGGGTGTGAATGTGTATCAAGAGGTACTAGATGGTGAAGTAATATTAGTTAAGCAGATAGAGGTTAAGAATGACTAAAGCTAATAGGGGGTATGGTATTATTGCATCAGATGCGGCAAAAGATAAAGATATATGGCAACATTAAAACAAAAACTAGCGGTAGGGAAACTAGTGGAAAATGGTGGAAACGTTAGTCGGTCAATGTTGGATGCTGGCTATACTCCTGCTACAGCTAGCACACCACAAAAACTTACCAACTCTAAAGGCTTCCAAGAACTAATTGAGAAGTATTTACCTGACGACAAGATACTAGGGGCATTGGGTGAAGATATAGATAGGAAACCTCAAAACAGAACTCCAGAATTAACCCTAGCTGCAAAGATTAAGGGAATGATGATTGAGAAAAAAGACATTACCAGCGGAGGAGAGAAACTACGGGGAAACACAATAATCTTTCAAGATTTTTCAGATGAACCAAAAAGTAAATAAGGTCTACAAACCTCTATTTTTTAATAAATCACGCTATACAATCCTTATGGGAGGTAGAGGCGCCGGTAGATCAACCGTCGCATCTCAGTTTGCCCTCTCACATCTTATCTCAGATCAGTTTTTCCGTTGTGCCATCATGCGATATATCTTAGGCGATATTCGTAATTCAATATTCAGAGAAATAACAGACAGAATTGACGAGGCAGAGATTGAGAACTCAGTCACCATCAACAATTCCCTCATGCACATAGATCACGGCAATAACTCAATCAATGCGGTTGGATTCAAGAAATCATCATCAGATCAAAGGGCCAAACTTAAATCACTTGCAAACTACAACTGCGTGATTATTGAGGAAGCTGACGAGATCCCCGAAGAAGATTTTATGCAGTTGGATGACTCACTTAGAACTGTTAAGGGTGATATTAAGATCATTCTCTTGCTTAATCCCCCAGCAAAGACTCACTGGATTATTAGGCGATGGTTTGATCTCTTACCCTCCGACACTCAGGACTTCTACGCCCCCAAGCTCAAAGCAGACATAATAGACACGACTTTCATTCACACGAGCTACCACGACAACAAATTAAACCTCGACTCAAACGCTACCGCAAACTATGAGAATTATAAGACTAGTAAGCCAGCGCATTATCACAACATGGTGAGAGGACTCGTGCCGGAAGTGGTACAGGGCAAGATCTACTCTAACTGGGTAGAGATTGAGGACATACCCCACGAAGCCAGGCTAGAGAGGTATGGAGTTGATTTCGGGTACACGAATGATCCTACGAGCATTGTGGCACTCTATTACTACAACGGAGGCTATATACTCGATGAGGTTGTCTACAAAAAGGGTATGAGCAATAAGGAGATAGCAGACACTCTTAACTCTCTCAAATCAGCCCTAGTCATAGCAGACAGCGCCGAACCTAAGAGTATTGATGAGATCAGAAGCTATGGAGTCAATATCCTGCCAGCACAAAAAGGTAGAGACTCAATCAATCAGGGCATACAGTACGTTCAGGATCAGCAAATTAGCATGACTAAAAGAAGTCGTAATGGCTGGAAAGAGTATGAGAATTACGCTTGGAAGATCAATAAGGATGGAATAGTCATAAATACACCCATAGAGCAATGGAATCACTTTTTGGATGGGGTCAGGTATGCGTTTGATTCACTCAAACCAGAGGAAGAAGAGTACACGTTACCGAGTAGTATTTTCAATAGCACGGGATTTTACTAATGACCGACGTTGATATGTACACCCAGCTATTCAAGTTTGCCCAACAAATAGGTTCTGGAAAGATCAAGCCTGAAATGGTTATAAATAACGGTAAAGTCGTTAAGATGAGGATAGATGGCCAACAATCCTACCTCTACAACCGATCAGCTCAGGACACCAACGACAACACCCAAGCAATAAAACACATCTCGCAACGAATCAACTCAGCATTACAGGGTAGAGACACAAATGAATTACTTTTCAACATAGTTTTCCACAACGGCAAGATCAAAAAGATTGGCTGGAACAGTGAAATATTTATTAATCTTGACCAACCACATTAAATAGTGTTATCATACCCCTGTCTCTAACCAGAATAGTATCTGGCGACCATAGACGCTTTACCCGCAAGGGGAGCGTCTTTTTTTATGTCAAAAAACAACAAAAACAAACAAAAAAAATCAGTTAAACCTCAAGTAGTCGAGGAAAAGAAAACTCCCAAAGCAGAAGCAAAGAAAGAGAGAAAAGAGGTTAATATCTCTCGGATTATTGATGAATATAACCAAGACTTTGACGCCCTTTCAACCATCCACGATGAGTTCACAGCTAAGGAAAAAGTACTCATGGGTGTTAGGGTTGATAAGATCACTAAGGGTTCAACTAAGTCACAAATTGTAGACCCGACACTTCAGACGGCAGTCCTTAAGCAAAACAACGAAACAATGGCGCAAATGCCAACGGGCAAGGTAAAAGCCTATCTGGGGGATGAGGGTAAGTCTTTACTTATGAATCTCTTACTTGAGAATCACATACTGCCCAACGCTAATACACAATTTGATATTTACACTAAGTTTTGGTTGCTCTCGCTTTATCGTAAGGTATACGGCTCATTTGGGGTACTAGTCGATTACGTTCAATCCGATCAGTACACTGGTGCAGACTTTACCCTTATTCCAGCACGATCACTCGTGCCTCAAAAAGGTAGATACACTGTCAATTCATGTGACTACATCAGTGTCCGCTCGGTTGTTAGCAAGAAGTGGTTGCTCGACAGAGATACAAAGTATTGGAAGAACATTGACAAGTTAATTACTGATGCACCAGAGGCTAAACCAGACACAGACTATCAGACATTCATCGAAGAAAAGTACTCAACAGACTCTACCTCTGGCTCATCAAGCAAAAAGGATGAGTTTGAGCTAATCACTCGTTACTACAAAGACCGCTGGATCACCTTTAGCAAAGACATGAAGTTAATTCTAAGAGACATAGACAACCCCCATAAAAACGGTGAGATTCCTATTGTTATTGCCCACTCCTACCCACTGCTACATCGCTTCTTTGGTTTGGGTGAGTTTGAGAGGGGTATGGTCTTGCACAAAGCGCAATCATCTCTCGTCAATCTCTACATGGATGGTGTGAAAATGAGTATCTTCCCTCCACTTAAATTAGATCCTAAAAACCTAGTCATGGAAACAATCAAGCGAGATCCTGGAGCTATGTGGTTTGTTAAGGGTGGCAACATGGGTGCAATCGACCAAATGCAGATCAGCCCTCAAGGACTCAATACATTTCAATCTACTTATGCTTTCTTAAAGGGTGCGATGTTAACCCTCACCAACACAACTGACACCTCGATTAGCTCTAACACCGATCCAGGACTTGGTAAAAGCCAAAGATACTCAGAACCAGTGCTAACTCCTACGGGTTGGGTAACAATGGGAGAGTTACAGGTTGGGGACAAAGTTATTGATGATGCTGGTAAGTCAGCAGAAGTGCTTGAGATACACGAACAAGGCAAGATCGACTCATACGATGTGTACTTCTCTGATGGCACAAAAACAAACTGCTCTCTAGACCATTTGTGGACTGTAACCAATAAAAGAAACCACGCTAAAAAAGAAGATAAAACACTAGCTCAAATGTTAGAAACTGGACTCTTTAGAGACGCTTACGACAAGAGATATGAAAAAACTAATAAAAGCTACTACTACAGCGTAGATCTAGTAGCACCGGTTGAGATGGAAGCAAAGGAATTACCAATAGATCCATATTTGATGGGGTTGTTACTTGGAGACGGTGGTTTTAGTGAAGATCGACAGACTATAAGCTTTACCAACTCAAAAGAAGATATTAAAGATGCTGTTAGAGAGTTACTACCAGTTGGAGACAGACTCGTTAGTAAGGGTAAGAGAGCCAATGAGTTTAGGATTTATGGAAAAGTTGTTGACTCACTTGAGGAATACGGACTTAAAGGGCATCTATCAAAAGAAAAATGGATCCCAGAAGATTATCTCTTTAACTCACTAGAAAACAGACAAAGACTCTTTCAAGGATTGATTGACACTGACGGCTACCACGCCACAGAAACTTGTATCGAGTACTGTACAACCAGTGAAAAACTAGCTCAAGACTTCTTAGAATTATCTAGGTCACTTGGCTACTACACCTCTATGGTTGTTGGTGTTAGTAGTGCTGTGTATAGGGGTGAGCTAAAAAAGTACGGAAATAAGTACCGCATCTACATTAATGCCAAGAAGCGCAAAAACATCATTGCTATTCAGAAATCAGAGCCAGAGGAAAGCAGGTGCTTGTTCGTAGACACTCCAAACCATTTATATGTAACTAATGGCTACACGCTAACCCACAACACCCCGCAAGCACTCAAGATGCAACAGATGACTCAACAAATGAGATCTGGTTTTGACCGCAAGATGATGGATATAGCCATTGAAGGTATCTACAACAAGATGATTGATGTAATGCTGGCTCGTCAAGAGAAGCCAATTAAATTGAAGTTTATGCAGGGTGAAGTTGAGCAGATCAAGAAACGCTATCCCGATGTTCAAGAGTTATTAAAGGGCGACAAGGGTGAGCTAGTTATCAAGCCTACGGATATCACTGACACAAAATACAGATTCAACATCGACACAGGTTCAACCGTTCAAAAAGATCAAGCACTAGAGAATGAGACACTTACATCTCTACTTGAGTTAATTTTCAAGATCCCAGGCGCACCAGAGCAAATCCAAGCTACGGGAACAATAACAGTAGGCAATCAAACGATCAACTTCGCCGAGATCATGAAGCAATGGGTCATTACCTCAGGTATCCATGATTGGGACAAGATTATCGAGGATGCAAAAGAGATGGGAATTGAGGAAGGGATGATGCCCAATCAACAGGAAATGATGCCCCCAATGCCGCAGGGTATGCCACCCATGGACCCCACGATGGGACAAGGTATGCCACAGGGTATGCCTATGCAACAACCACAAGCGTCTCAGTATCAACCCACAGGGAATCAAGAAGTAGATCAAATAATGCAGGAGATCATAAATGGAAACCGCATTGCATGACACAACCAAGGTATTTATTGAGGCGATCAAAGAAATACCAAACGTTGAAACAGAAAGGGAAAATGATGAGCTGATTAGTTCGCTGTTTATGGATCCGAGATTTACAGCTTTACAGGACTACATCAACTCAATGATTAAGCAACTGGACAACCTAGAGGGAATAATCCAACCCTCAGATAGTCCGGAAGAAATAGGGTTTAGATACATGATCGCAAAGGTGGCAAAAACATATTTGATAACAGTACGAGACTTGCCAGAGGTAATAGCAAATGTCAGACGAACAGAAAAAGACCGAGAGTGATCAAATAAACTTTGAGCAGGTATTCGGGATCACGTCTGAACAAATTGAAGAAATACGGAAGGGAGCGATAGAGAAAGCAAAGCAAGCTACACATAGATGGAGACAAAGAGGATTCTGGCTGGTGTGTACCTCATGTGACAACAACCACGCAATCTGGATACAGGGCAAAGAGATGATCGGCGAGAATGAAGATGGTACGCCAATACTTAGAGAATTGAAGAAAGCTTAGGGGTTTTATTGAGTTCTTTAACTCACTGGTGGTCGACCCTCAGTAACGGGTCTGTAAAAAGTATAAAGGAAATCATCATGACTGATGAAATCAAAGAGACGATAAACGAGGCAGATACAGCCTCAGATGAAACGTCCTCATCTGAAGTTCAAGAGGAAACTCAAGCTCCCGATCAAGAGCAAGAGGAGATTCAAGAGCAGGAATCGGTGGCTGAACCTACACAGCAGGAGAAGAAACCTACACGAGCTGAAAGACGTGTTCAACAGCTTCTGGAGAAGATGAAGGCTCAGAAATCTCAGGGAGAATATCCCGACTTGGCTTCAGCCAATACACAAGATGAGCCACTTATCAGCCCTGACGATTATGAATCGGGGATTGATCCAGCGGCACTAGAACAAAGAATTAAAGCACGTGAGCAGAGAAACTTACAAGCAAGCACGCAAAACATTAAGCAACAGCTTAAAGCAGAGTTTGCTTACGAGCAGGCGGCCAAAGATCATGAGGCAGACCTAGAGTCAGTCTCACAATCCGAGGACATTAAAAAAAACCCTGCGCTGGAAAGAATGGCAGTCAGACTCTACGAGAAGGAAAACTATCTAGTTGACCCTCGCACGGGACAGACGTTTTTCAATCCAGTCATTAAGTTATCCGAAGCTCTCAAGATCGTTAAGCAAGACTTAGCAGAAGCGACAGGCGTTGCCCTAGCTGATGTTCAGGTTAAAGCTAATGAGAACAGAGAAACAGGTGCGCTATCTCCTTCGCAGGGTGCGTCAAGTTCAGATTCTGAATACACTCAAGCTCTCGATAACGCTATTCAAAAAGGCGATGATCAATCTTGGGCAGAGGTGTTTAAGAAGCGTGGACTTACCAACGTATCCTAATTAGTAATAATAAGGAAAGCACACAATGTCACAATCGACAGCAAAAACAACTTTCCAAGCTATCGGAAATCGTGAGGACTTAACCGACGTGATCACAATGATCTCGCCAACCGAGACTCCTTTTTTCTCTCGCTTCGGAAAGACAAAAGCAAGTGCAGTTCTTCATGAATGGCAAACAGACAGTTTGGCTAACGCCGCTGACAACGCCAACATTGAGGCTGCAGACTACTCTTTCACTAGACCAGCCAGTCGTTCACGACTGACCAACTCAGTGCAGTACTTCATGACCCCAGTTGAGGTGTCTGATCTACAACGCTTGGTTGATACCGCAGGCCTTGAGGATGAGTTCGCGTACCAACTTGCCAAAAAGATGAAGGAACACGCTCGAGACATCGAGTATGCCCTCGTCACTGGTACTGGTAACACAGGTGCATCAGGCACAGCACGACGTCTTAAAGGCGTTCTCGCTTGGCTGACCACAACTGTAACGACCGGTACTGGTACAGGCAGTGAAGCTCTCACAGAAGATATGTTCAACGACACGCTCGAGGACATCTGGGATGAGGGTGGTATGCCCGACTATGCCTATGCAAATGGTGGACAGAAACGCGCTATCAGTGACTTCACTGGTGGAACGACAAAGAACACCGATGCAGAGGACAAAGTCGTGTACAAAGGTGTAGACGTTTATGATTCTGACTTCGGTCGAATCAAAATCGTACCTCACCGCCACATGACTTCATCTGTGGTTGCAATTCTACAGAATGATCTGTGGAAAGTCGCAACCGTTGCTGGCACACGAAAGCAAGATGTAGCTAAGATCGGCTCCGCAACTCGCGCAGTCATCGAAACCTACCTCACGCTCGAATCCAGAAACGAAGCAGGAAGTGGAAAAATTACTCAATTAAGTTAATTAGTTGAGAGTGTATGGGTGGGGTGGTGAAAACTGCCCCACACCAACAGATAGACACTATGAGGAAGATAAATCAGCCAACTACTACACAACCAACAATTAAAGTGGTTAATGAACAATCTCCCCGTAGTGTTATCAATAATGATGACGACATAGACTTCGACTTTTCAGAAGAAGCTATGAAGGGAGATAACTTCTCCATAACTAACGAAGCAATAAGGCTCATCGGACTTAAACAACAATTAGATATAGACGCAACAGATAGAGAACACGACCAAGAATTGAAACACATCCTTGAATGGGCGAAAGCAGCAGGGATTAAGAATAAGAATCAGTTATCAGCAAAACTCAGAGAAATACAATACAAACTCGGATACTCAGAACCCAAACAAGCAATTAAGAATATATACAACTACATCAGACTAGACAGTCAAATCAAATCACTAGTCAATCAACAGGAGGTCTTACATGGCAAACATAGGAACTGATCAAGCAGTAACTAGACGAGAACACGTCCAGACCATAGAAGCTAAAAGGGTCGTTGAAACAGATCTCTTTGGCGGACTGGTAACAAACGGAAACTTCACCACAGCCGTTGATACAGCTGATGCCGACACAACATATTTCGGTAAGGCGCAAATCGGCACAGCCACCTCAGAAGCAGAGTGGCAGATTAAGAAAATAACAGTTAGTGGAACAGTGACACTCATCCAGTGGGCTAATGGCACAGATGCTTTCACGGCAGAGTGGGACGAAAGAGCCGGATACTCTTTTTCTTGAGGAAACTATGTTACCCAAAAATCAATCAGCATTTGACGCATCAATCCGAAAACTAGCCGATGAGATAAATACCAAAAGACAGTTGGAGATCAATCAGATCTATTCAGGCAAGAACGAGTTTGATGAGTATGTCGGTTATGCCCGAGAACATGGCGTGTTTGAAAAGGGTAATAAAAGCAAATCAATGCGAAAGATTGCTTCATTCCCCGTAGAGGTCGATCAATTCTTCACGAAGGTGTACGGGGACAATTATTACAAAGACCCCGATTTTTTCAAGAAATATCACAATGAATGGGCAGTTATAAAAAATAGTAAGTTATGAAAAAGTTATTAATCCTCCAGCCAAGAACAGAGGATGGTTGTGGATGGTACAGACTTATCCAGTTTGCTAAGCTGGCCAAGAAGAACGATTTAGACGTTCAATTCATAGACGTTTCACTATCAGAGGAAAAACTATCTGAGTCAATCTCACTCGCTGATGCTTACCTTCTTAGACTATCAGACCTCGTGGCAATAGAAGTCTTTGAACAGTTTGAGTGGGACAAGATCAACAAACCAATCTTTCTTGACATAGATGATAACTACGAGTCAATCGACCCTCTTTCAGACCTCTACAGAGCCTATGGACTTCAAGATGTTCAGCTTCAAGATGGTACATATCTATGGAAAGATGGGGTTAATTTAGACGTTAAGAAAAACACCAAGAGGTTGGCTAGGTTCAGAACAATTCTAAAAAAGGCTACGATGGTTTGCGTCACGACCTTTGAACTGAGAAACTACGCAAACAAATATAATAAAAATGTAGTGATAATACCCAATGCGATTGACTTTGATATATTCCCCAAAGTAAAAGATGTTAACAAAAACAAGAATGAGGTCAGGTTGTTGTGGTCGGGCGGTTCTACTCACTTCCCAGACTTACTAGAGATCAGAGATCAATTAGAAAACCTAATGGCTCGCAACCTCAATTTACACCTATACATCCTGGGTGTACCGTTTAATGGAATTATCAAGAATATGCCAAAAGACCGCGTGCATCCTATGGGGTGGGTTAAGCCTGATGGACATGGATATAGACTGGCTTGCATTGATGCAGATATTGCTATTTGCCCTCTTAAAGACTTCTCATTTAATTACTTCAAGTCGAGTGTTAAATACTACGAAACATCGGCTTTAAGAGTACCTAATGTCTGTAAGAATATACCGCCATACAAAGATGATATTGCCGATGGTCATAACGGCCTACTCTACTCGACCCCGAATGAGTTTCAGGACAAGGTACAGTCACTTATTGATGATCCAATCAAAAGAATCCAAATTGGTAATGCCGGATATGAGTATGTGAAGCAACACCGCAAAATTGAGGATATAGCCAAAGATTGGGCTACTGTTATTAAGGGAACTATTGAGGCCGTCAATGAAAATAGCACTCGTTAATTGGAACTTAAATAAAGTTGGTGGCTCGCAGTCATTTACCCACACCCTGGCTACAGCTTTTGAGCAACTAGGACACAGCGTAACTAAACACGACACTCATTTTGAAGGTGAGGCTGATCTAGTTATTCTCTCTCAACCATCCCACTGCACTGCGCTGACAAATGCACCCATTATCCAGGTTTCACATTCCTCTTTTGTCCCCCTCGAGAGGTTTACGAATAAATCATCTTATCGAGTCTCAGTTAGTCAAGAGATTAAACAACTTGAGGAGAAATTGGGTTTTGATAGCGTTGTTATAAATAATCCCATCGATACGAGTATTTTTAAGTTACTAAACCTAAGAGAGAAGTGTGGAAGGGTTCTGTATATGTCACATGATGGGGCTCTTGCTAGAGAAACAATACAAAGCGCCTGTAGAAAAAAAAGTGTTGATTTTGCAATGATAGAAAACTCACACAACATTGCCGAGGATATTCATAGAGCAGATGTTTGTATAGGAATCGGTAGGTGTTTATTGGAAGCTATGGCGTGTGGCAAGAACGTAATTAGTGGAGATCATAGAAATTGGATGGATTCATTTAAGGGAGCGGGACTCATCGAACCAGATAGATACACCTATCACACAAGAGATAACTTTTCCGGGAGATTGAGTCCTAGGGAGGTCACTGAACAGATGATTATTGATGCAATAGAAAATTACGACCCAGATCGCGGAATAAAACTATCAAAATTAGTAAAAAGGACTCACGATGCCAAAGCAATCGCAAGACAATACCTCAGACTTATATCAAATTAGATATGAGAAACATCAAAACAAAAAAAGAGATCAATTAGCCTTCTCTAAAGGTATTCTCAATGCTCCACAACTAAATAAAGACGATTTTGTAGGATTTGAGCGTGTCCTCCAGGCTAGGAGAACACAAAGAACGTTCATTTCTAAGCCTGTGGAAGCTGAAAAGTTAGATATTCTACTTAAACACGCTTCACTCTGCCCCTCATCTTGTAATAGGCAAGCTATCACTATCAAAATAGTTGAACACAGGCACGAAAAAGAAATACTTTCGGGGCTATTGGTGGGTGGCGTTGGCTGGTGTCACAGAGCAGATAAATTGTTATTGGTATTTGCACACAAACAAGCCTACAAAGCGCCTGGAGAGATCAACTTCATGCCTTATCTAGATGCTGGAGTAGTTATTCAACAGCTCTATTTATCCGCAACGGCACTCAATTTAGGTATAGGCTATATCAATCCCAACCTTCGAGAAGAAAATAAGAAATTATTTAAGGATAGATTTAATCCCAATGACCATATATTTTGTGGGACATTAGCTCTTGGGTATTTTAATTACAAAGCAGAGGAAGCCCCAAAAGACAGATTGACAACATAGTGACTATTAATATATACTCGTCTACAATCTTCGCAGTATAATTTACTGTTAAAAGATTAAATAGTTTCGTATATAAATAAGTATACAAGTAACTCCAAGTCGAAAGGCTATGGAGTTTTTTTGTTATCAGACGGGAAAAATATGGCTTTATATCAAGGACCAGTTCAGCAATATCAAAACGCAACTTTATTTAATAAGACTGGAAGCGATGCGCCGTATCTAGGACCAGTTCAACGGAATCAGAACCCACAAGCATTCGCACAGAGTGGTAGTGATGCGGTAGCTACGGCAGCATATAGAGCCCCACAACCAACTTCAAGTGGTGGTGGCGGTGTTGATCTATCCAACAAAGCAAAACAGGATGATTACGCAAGGACTCTAGGATTTCCAGGTTGGAATGAATATCAAGCAAATCTTTCCAGACAATCATACGAGAACTCGCCAGAAGGAATAGAAGCTCGCAAAAGAGAAGCAGCCCTGCGTGGTCAAATTGACCAGGGATTCGGCGCACTTAAACAAGGCTACAACGAGCTACTCCCCTACTACGAACAAGAAGGTCAAAGACGAGTAGGTCAAGTTGGGGAAACCTTCGACACTATCTTTAAAGGACTCGGACAAGCTAAGCAGGCAGGAATGGATAAACTCGGACTCGCTAGAGAAGAAGTCGGTAGAAGATCTGCTGACTCGATTCAAGATCTAAAAAGTAACTTAGGTCAAGTTATGAGAAACACTGGTATGCAACTTGGCGCAATGGGCGCGGGTGACACATCAGCTTCTCAAGTCATGGCTCCTTATGCCTATACCAAGATGGCAGGTAAAGAGTTTGGAGGTATTCAGAGACAAGCAAATGATCAGTTCGGACAGATCGATCAAAAGGATGTCGATTTAGAGCAAGAGTACGGACAAATGTACAACCAGACGGAGATCGAGAAATCACAACATATTGAAATGATCCGATCAGAAGTAGGTTCGCAAGTCGCACGAATTAGAGAAATGATCCCACAGGTAGATGCGCAAAGGGCTCAGGCTTTAGCAGGACTCGAACAGTCTCTGTTAAGTCAGGCTCAACAGCAATTAATGCAAATCCAAGCTGAAGATAAACAGAAGAAAGACTCGCTTCAACAGTGGGCTTTACAGAGAATGGCGCAACTACAAGACGCTCAGCTTTCGATTCAAAATACTGCCAACTTCAACCCTCAAGCCATTGCATTTAATGAGTTGAGAAGTATCGGAGCAATGCCAGCTTACGGACAAGATCAGGAAGCCTACTTTAATCCCGCAATGTTGGCTCAGAAACGCAGGGAAGAATTGGGGGTAGCATGATAATGAATAACTCTCAGACCATGCGTCCACCGGTTATACGTCCACCGAGTCGCTCTTTCCTTCCTCAAATGCCAATAGACGCTCGTATACAATCTGGTTTTGTATCTTCCGATTCCCCAGCTCCATTTCAACCACCTAAAACCCCGGCTTCGAAACTACCAGTGCATAACTCTGGCAACTTTATTAATACTCAAGATTGGGGCAGAACCCCTCCACCTGGAGGAATGTATACAACTGATATGCCACCTGGGTGGGAAGATGGGTCTTTCTGGGTTTATAACCCTGTCACTGGAGAGAGGAGAGAGGGCTATCCCGATGATGCCAGGCGATATGATCCTTCACCAATTTTAAGAAGTCCCCAACAACCAGAGGTATTCCGAGATGATATTCAAAGAGGAAATAATGGCCAGCCAGGAATGTGGAATGAGGGTACTGGACAAATCAATCAACAGTCCAAGATACTCCCTATGCCTTTTTATGGGAACATCTCTGAACTGAATAGAAGACGTAGGCAAGAACTAGGAGTCTAAATATGGCGTCAACAATCGACCAACTAAAGTCATTGTTCAAAAAAGCCAAAAAGAAAACCCTAGATGCAACCACGATAGACGAAAGAATAGGGCAAGGCTTTAATAACTTACGTGGCAACTTTAGACAGCAACAGGTACAGGCCTCAAAGAACAGAGCCGACTTCGCCAGACCGTTTCAACAAGGGGCATCTAATGTGGTTGGCAATTTTCGCGCGATCACAAATCCTCAGACAGGGCAGGATTGGTTTCGCGGATCTCCAAATACTAACATTCCATATCAGGCAATTAACACAGCTTCAAAGCCTATCCAGTGGGTTGGACAGGGTATTGGTAAAGCCATTGTTGCTCCATTGGAGTCTGCATTTAATACTGTAGAAAACAGAACAGACCAGAGACTAGCAAATACTTTGAGAAATCAACAGTCTAGGGCGATGAGTGCTGGAAACTTAGACGTAGCGCGAAATAGAGCGAGACTAATTGGAGAAAATCAACAAAGACAAGCTTCCCGACTCACCTCATTTGGAAATGATATTAACAGTATTAGAAAAACGACGGCGGCTGGCGCACTTGGCGCTGGTCTTTCAGCGTTAGGTGTTGGGGCAGGGACACCTACTCTTGCGGCGACCGCGGCTCTTTCGGGAGGTATTGGATATGGAGCAACTAAACTTACGGGCGGCACTAATTTGCAAGCTCAGGAAGCACTGGGACAAGGAATAGGCAAAGCACCACAATATGCGGGGGTGAATAAAATCACTACGCCAATAATTACCAGGATGCTCAATCCAGTAGCCATAAGAGGTCTTGGAGAGCGTTTATTTTCCTATGGAACCGCCAACGCATTGGCTAACATTGCTGAAGATTATACTCTTTCTAAGGCCAGTCAAGAAAAAATGACTTCCGGAGATGTTCTTTCAAGCGCGGGCATCGGTGCAGTTATTGGCGGTGTATCTGGTTCATCCCCAGAGCTTAAACGATTTATGGGTAAGTTTGCCAAGAAGGTAGGCGGCTCAGTTGATGCTCAAGGATTTATCAGAAATAAAACAGGACAACTCTACGACCCAGGTACAGGCAGATGGGTAAAAGAAACCGCATCAAAGGCTGTGGAAGCTGTTAAAAACAAGCAAAAACAACTTGTAGAGTTTGTGGGCGGTAATGCCTATGATCCTAGTGAGTTTAATCTAAGATTAAGGAGTGATGGTTTTGGTATGGATCTAGCTCCAAATGCTCAGAGTAGATTGAGGGTTAACCCAGAGGCAGGATTTGTAAACATGGGCGCACCAGTAGCAGGTATGCCTACGGTTAAGTTTCAAGAGCCAGCAGTACGAGGTGACATTACCAAGCTACAAAACAACCTCGATGAAGTACTCGGCACTAAATCATTCAATTCCACTGGTAAATGGCAAGCAGACCTGCCAGCACGGCAGACAGCAAAACAACAACTCCAAGGTTACGCAGATCAAGGCGAACCAGAAGCACGAAAACTCTTGGATTATGTAAACAAATTAGAAGATGATATTGCTACAGCACAGATAAGCAACCAAGCTACTACACCAAAGGGAGTGGGAGCTAACCAAAGAGTACCGATTAAAAACCCCGTGGAAACTCGTAGTCTCTCGAATCCTCAGGTTCAGGATACAACTCGTTCATTATCCGCATCTCCTCCTCAGTTGGCAGGTAGTCGGGTTCGGGTTCAAAATACTGCACCACGACTATCCACAAAAATACCAATAAACAGTAAAACAAATACGCAAGTAGTGGATTCCGCTCGTACCAATGTTTCATCAAAGGCTAATCTCTCTGGCAACCAAGGTGGTCGCATTCAATTGAATACTCTTCAGAATCCCAGGATTCAGGTAATAAATAGTCAGCCACCATTGATAGGGAAAACGCAATTACCAATCCAATCACCGTTGCGAAGCAGAGTCCCAATAAAAACCGAAGTGCCGGTCTCAGGTGTTCCATTAAACAGTAGTATACCATCACAAAAACAAAGAGGCTTCACTTCGTCTGTTCAAGAAGCACCATCAGTTTTTGACCCAGTAAAAGCAGATGTAAGTGGAACATATACCCCAAAACCAAATGACAAACTGATGGGTGAAGCAAAAGCACTCTTACAAGATGGGGCAAAGATTGACTTCAAGAATACCCAAAACCTCGATCAAAAGGTTGCAGCAACCATTCAAGAAGCTCTCAATCAACAGAAACTGGGTAACTATGAAGCCGCAGCTAATCTATTTAACAACCTTTCAGAGCAAGGTACTGAATTGGGTCGCAGTGTCCAGGCATTCTCTCTCTTAAAAAGCATGACTCCAGAAGCAATAGCTTTATCAGTAGCGGGGAAAATAAAGAAATATAACCTAAGTGCTAAAAAACTAATTCCTGAGTTGAATGGTGATCAAATGGAGATGATTACTGAACAGGTAAAACTTGCGGACAGCCTGAGGGGTAGAGAGAAGAAAATTGTCCTGCATCAGTTAAAACAAACCCTTGATAGTTTAATCCCCTCAACACTTGCGGACAAGCTCATCACCACTTGGAAGGCGGGACTCCTTACTTCTTTAAGAACCCACGAAAGAAACTTAGTCGGCAACACAATGCACCAAATGGGTGAAATAGCAAAAGACTATGTCGCATCTCCAGTAGACCAACTGCTCTCCTTCAAAACAGGACGAAGAACACTCACCGCTACCACTCAGGGACTCGGTGAGGCAGTAAGTAAGCAGACCAGGCAACAGGCTACCGACCTTGTGAAGCTAGGGTTTGACCCAACTGAACAGATAAATAAGTTTGATATAAAAAGAGTCACTTGGGGTAATAATAAGTTTGAGCAAGGGTTAAAAATATATACCGATGCGGTCTTTAGGACACTTGGAGCAGCAGATAGACCATTTTATAACGCAGCACTTGCTCGTTCACTCTACGATCAAGCGGGGGCAGCCGCAATCAACGCTGGTAAAAAGGGTGATGGAACATTTATTACAAACCTGGTCAAAAACCCGACTGAGGAAATGTATAAGATTGCGGTGTCAGATGCCAACATCGCCACGTTCAAAGACAGGACCACCGCTTCAAATGTGGCAAACGCCATCAAAAGATCCTTATCTAGTAATGAGCTTGCTAAATTTGCTGGTGAGTTTATTATGCCGTTTACAGGCGTACCATCTTCTATATTTACTCAGTTGAAAAACTATTCACCAATTGGACTTACTCAAGGAATGATTGACGCAGGGAGGGTATTGGTGGGAGATGTACCACAGCTTCAACGCCAAGCATCACAAGAAATAGGTCGAGGGGTAGTGGGCACAGCCATCATGGCTCTAGGAGCGTATTTAATGAGCAGGGGACTTGTGACAGGACAGCCCAAGGATCAGGAAGAATCCAGACAGTGGGAGCTAGAGAATAAACCTAGAAACTCAATTTATATCGGGGGTAAGTGGAGAAGTCTTAACTCTATTGGTCCAGAAGCATTTATCTTTCTTTCAGGAGCGAAGCTCCAAGAGGAGATGAATAAACCAGATGGCTCTCTGGGAACGTATGGCGCAAGTCTTGGAAAAGACTTTTTAGATCAGTCTTTTGTAACTGGTATTCAGCAACCAGTCAACGCTATTACTGATCCCGCTCGATACGGAAAGTCATACGCCGGTAATGCAATATCGTCGTTTATACCAAACATCATTAAAGACTCATCTAAGGCTTTTGATGGAACTGCTCGAGAGGCAAACACGGTCCTTGATTATACAAAGATGAGTGTCCCAGGTTTGCGAAATACGCTTACTGAAAAGAGAGACGTGTTGGGCAATATTATCCCTCAAGAACCAACGGGAATAGCCGCTTTTATTGATCTTTTCAACTCTAAGACTCCGCGTGGTAGTGAGCTAGTAGGTGAATTATCCAGGCTCTACGGTGAGGGATATGGCGCAACACCTAGTAAGCTGAAAAAAGAGCAGACTATCAACAAAAAGAAATACGTTCTTACTCCAGAGCAACTTAACGCTTATGAGGCAGGTGTTAGCCAGCCCCTACAGTCTGCTCTTGAAAAATTAATATCATCATCCGCGTACGCAAGTCTTACTGATGAGGAAAAGCAAAAGAAGGTAGATAAGGTTGTTTTGGATGTTAGAGCTGAATACAAAAAAACTAACGCAGACGAAATTATTGTGGGGGCGAAAGTTCCGGTTAAAAAACCAACCTTCCAACAAACTGAAGACCAGCCAAAAAACATCCTCGATAAAGTAGCTCTCGCAGCTCAGGGTATAGGCGTTGATCCGCAGAACACGATCAAAGCTATTTTCACTCAGGAAGAACTACGAAAAATCGAGGGTAATGCTGTTATTCTTAAACGTCAGGAGTTTTTGAATAAAGAGAACGACCCCAACTTACAACGCGATCACATCATCCCTCTGGGCCTGGGTGGCGATAACTCAGACGAAAACCTTAAATATGTACCCAAAGACTGGCACGCTGCTAAGACTAAGAATGATAATAGACTGATTCGTGAACTGCAAAGTGGCAAAATAACCCGTCAAGAAGCCCAAGAGCAAGTGAGAACCTGGATTGAAAACAACCCACACGAAACGTATGTGATGGAATCAGAGCCCACTAGTGAGTCAGTTAAAACCAATATTACTGAGGGTAGCATTATCAATCGTGAGTTTGAGATTGATAATGGAGTAGATAAGGATGGAGAACCCAAAACCAAGACAGTCAAGATCGAAGTGCCAGAATACCCCACCCTTACGGGTCAGGATGAGTTGGATAAGAAACTTAAATCTAGTTATTACAGCAAACTAAACACCGCTAAAAACAACACACTTAAATTATATGAGGCAGGAGTCATCACCGCAGAACAGGCAGAGGAAATACTAGGTGATCTGGATACCAAGCAAACGAAATCATCGGGCAAAACAGGCAGAAAACTAAAAATCAAACTCGGCTCTACCCCCACCCTCAAAAAAGTCTCAATTAAAGCACCACAAGTCTCTCAGATGGCTAAAATCAACTTCAACATCCCCACAGCTCCAAGAGTGCCAGTAAGAAAGACAAGCACGACCAGACCACGAATTAAGCTAAGAGATGCTAGTAAGAAATTATTAAGCGTGGTAAGATAGTAGGAGTTTAGTACAGCCATAGTGTTGTACGTGTAAACCACTAACCCGAAAGGGAGGTGGTTTTTTTGGTTCTAAAGGACAAAAATAATGATAATCACATCTTTATTAGCTAAAATCCATGAAAAGTACGAAGGATCAACTGATTATCCTACAGAGGGCGATGACTATGACGTTCGACTCGCTCTCGTCAATCAACGTATCGAGGACTGGCAAGATGAGAACGTCAACTGGAGAGAACTGTACGCCAACTCACAAGATGCTACTACAGGTGACATTACCACTGTTTCAGGCACACTCGCCTATGACTGTCCTGATAACTTCCTAAGAATCTCAAGCTTTATCAAAATAAACGACATTGAGTTTGAGTATATGGATCAAGACAAAGTGCTTGAGGATCAAACCCACCCATCGGGGAAAAGATACTTTTACATAACGGGTGGTTATGGCTCGTACGTTATTAATCTCTCCCACGACCCAGAAGGTGCATACCCTATTTATTATATGTACTACAAAGAGGCCACCCTAATGACTACTGGTGCTGATATCCCCGAGATGAGCAGGCCAAAATACATCATTAATGGTGTACTAGCTGATCTGTACGAACAAGACAACAGAAATGACATGGTGGAACTCTACACCAATAAAGCAGATGAAGCGATGGAACAGATGATTATTCAAAACGAAATGAGCCCACAAGGGCAGAGTTTCGGGGTAGAAGGATTTGGATTCGGAAAATGAGCAGAAAAGTAAGAATCAGACAAACCAAGACGAACAAGTTTCACCAGATGCTTGAAAACTTCTCTGGTGGTACTAATTCTGTTATCTCTGAGGCTCGCTTGGGACGCAAAACTTCCAATCACAAATACGCTCTCCAAACAACCAATGTGACTCAGGCACAAGATGGTATCTGGCAGACTAAACCAGGACTAGGGTATTTTGGTA